GTCGGGGCTCGGATGTAAAAACTTTTTCTATACCCCCCTGTGCCCTCTGTGGCGCTCAACGATGGCGGCCAATTGTCGCTGCAATTCGATTTTTGCCGCCGGATCTTTGTAAATCTGCTCGATTGTGCTGTGGCTCTGGGCGCTGAGGCTGATCAGATTACTACGGTCACAGCGTCTGCTATAGTCTTCGCGGAGCGGAATGATGTGGTGGACTGTATCTGCTGCCAGTACAATTCCGGTAGTAGCCAGTGCGTACAGGTCCGTGTAATCATCCAGGGCGAGGACATCGGCTCGCGTCTCCAGCCACTCCGCAGAGTCATAGAAGGCTTTGGCTCTCTTGTCCCGGGATGTGGTGTCGTACTCGTGGTGTCTTGACTCGTACGTCCTCCGCGAAAATTTCCCGCAAAAACAATCGCATGTATTACCTACTAGTAGCCGCCGCCCACAGCGCGGACATTTTTTGTATATCGGCATAATCTTTTTATCTAATGCACAGACCGGATGATGTTGGTCACCCGGTCGACAGTATTTGCTATCGCGGCTTCTCTGCCCTCCGCCTGTTGCATTGTTAAGGATTGCAACTGCTTAGCATACATGTATATAGGCTACGGTGGGCGCCGCAGCCGAAAGAGATCGAGTATGCGAGGATGTCAGCCAATACAAAAGGACAGGCCATCTCGTGGATGGAACCTGCCCTTTAGTACTAGGAGAGATTCTGGTGGAAAAATGAATGCGGTTTAACCCTTCCGCCAAATTCTGACACTATCAGCATAACATAAAAGTAGGCAAAAATAGTGCCATGCTTACTGTGTGAGAACATTAGGAATAGTATTGGTAACTGTGTGTCTGTCAGTTTTCTCCCAGATGCACAGCGACCATGTAGATAACCTTTTTAACGATGCGTATCATTTGCCGGCGGGAGTATGGCAGATCCTGAAGATAGTCATATTGTCTAGGCTTGCGCGTCTGCCACTTGCCGATTTCCCAAAAGCGACGGCGTATTACTTCGCGCTCGATGGGTGGCAGTTCCGCCATGGCAAGCTCCACGGCTTCGATCTCCGCACGCAGCGTATCTGCCCGCCTGTTGGATGCCAGACGAATTGCGGCGTCTGCTGTCGGATCCGGCATCAGCGGTCTGGTGGTCCCGCCGTGGTGCTCCGGGTCTCTGGTGATTGCCTCGTCCAGGAGTGTTGCGTACTCTTTCAGGTTGTCAGGATACCACAGCAGGACATTGACAGCCCGCTGCCATCCTTTACGGGATAAGCCCATACCACATCACTCCTCTTCTGCTTCGCCAAACTTAAAGCGAACATTGTACTTGCGCTCGGTCTCGTCACAGTATTCCCGGATGTCTTTATTCTCATCTGTGGTAATCTTCCCGATCTCTTCCGCCAGCCATTCTGCAAACTTCTCCGTCCGCGTCTTCCGGCGGTCCTGCCGTACTGGCTTCCAATGGAACTTCTCAATCAGCACCCGGCAGGACAGGGCAAGCAGGAGGGACAGTACCAGCTGCATCCGTTCTTCCTCGTCATGGGATTCAAAGAACGCTTTCCGCTTATCCCACTCCTCCTGCACTACCTTCCGTGCTATGGCATCTCTCTCCCGGTCTACACGCTTCCATTCCTGCTCTGCCTGCATCATAAACGCCCGGCGCACCTGTTGGTCATGCTCCTGTAGCTCCTCGACGGTAAAATGATAAACCGCAACCTTTGGCTTACTCGCTGCCTTCTGCTGTCGCCTTAACTCCGCTCTTCTGCTCATTATCCTCGTACCTCTCAAAATGCTCGCAGCCATCCCACATTTCCGTATCCACATTAAACAGCGGCGACTTGTCACACACGCATACCGCATCACTCCAACTGGGGAGATGATAGAGGCAGGCGCCGCATGTGCCGTTTATGCGTCTGGGATAATCTGCCCGGAAGACATCCGGGTGTTCGTCATGATCAATCATGCTTTTTCCTCCGCTCGGTCTCGCCGATAAAGTCTAACTCGTAGTCATGCAGTTCCTTCTCCGTCAGCTGTCGGCTATACGTCAGGATGTTGTGATATTTGCGGGTGTAATCATCCTGGAATCCAATCAGGCCCTTTTTCGGCTGGCACCCAGGGGAAAATCCCCGGAGGCGCATTCCGTAATAGTAATACGTTCTAAACATTATCAATCACCTTCCATCCATAGCTCTTGTCATATCCGCAGTCTTTGACGCATTGCCGGATGTCCTTCTGGATCTTCTTTGTGATCTCCGGCACCAGTACCGTTACGCTGCCTCGGTCATTTATGGCGTTGTAGCCTTTGGCACGGAGGTAGTCGGCGAATTCGTCTTTACTCATCTTTGTCCTCCAATCTATCTATGATATCCTGTGCGGTCAAATAACCAACCACGCAGTCATGATCACTCTTGCGGACTACGGGCTTGCCCATGATTTCCAACCGCCCATATTCAAAGCCGTAAGACCCCGGATGGCAAACAGCATCCCACATTCGGCGTCCTGCTTTGTCATACACGATGATTTGACGCCATGACAGGTTTGGCTTATCCTCATCGTAATCGTCTATCCGCTGATAGTTATATCCGTGTTCTTTGAGGTATGTTTCCAGCTTTTCAAGTTCGGTCATCTTTGTCCTCCTGACTCATCCAATGCGCATTGAGCTTGTCCATAATTCGATTGTACTCGCCATCCGTAATGACATTATCTATCCACATTTTCATCATGGCGTTTGCGCAGTCCTGATAGCTTATCGGCTCTACTTCCGGCTCTGCTTTGGCCTTCGCCACTTTCGGCATCGGAGGGATAGTTAGTGGCTTCGGAATGCTTCCAGGTTTCATTCTTCTCTCCTTTCCGCCCATGAGCAATAGTCATATTCGTCGATTTTCCTGTCCAATACCTTGCATCGTCTATGTTTGCCGTCGGCGTGGACGCATTTTCCACACCGGATCAGCTCGCCCGTGTTATCCGTCCAGATATATGACGGAGGGTTATAATCGGTGTCGTCGGTCTGCTTAATAACGTACTTGTCTATGAGTTCGATTGTTTTAGCCATTGGCCCACCTCATCTCTCCCGCCACTTGAAAAAATCACCTGCCCGATACAGTGTTACAAAATCGCCGTCAAGGTCATCTACTTCGTAATACTGCTCAGTATCGGCGTTCATGGCTTTGATAACCAGCAAATAAAAATCTTCATCCCATTCCATGCAAGTCTGGGTTATTTCGTCCAGAGTGAGTTTGCCTTTTTTCTTCCGGATGTGCAGTGTCCATATTCCGGCAGGATCATAGTCAGACCAGCTCTCAATGTTTTTCGCCATTCAGTCCACCTCATTTCCCCATGCTCTCAAAATCTCTTTCCACTGCTGAAGTGTAATCGGGATGTCGGCGAAATCCTCCCCGTTTACCCCGCAGAGAACAACCTTCCCTTTGATCACATCCCGGAAGCCGGGTGTAAAACCCATCATGAAGTTGGTCGGAAGGTCTCTCAGCTTGCCTTCATCATTGACGATCATGATCACCTTTGGATCATTGGAGACCGTGACCGTCTCGATGTGTCCTTTGACAAGAGTCTGGAGATTTTCCAGTGTTCCGCTGATCCATGTCATGTGCCCAATCAGCTCATTCGGGCGTTTGATGATTACTTTGCAGTATCCCATAATCTCTCCTTTCCGTGTCAGTCATTGGGTTCTGCGTCTCGCTCCCTTTTTCGCTGCTTCCCTCGCCCTCTGCCGGAGGATCTTTGAAAACAGCGATTCCTTGTAGTTCAGGTACTCATTCATTTTCTTCTTTGCCTCGTGTGCTTCTGTCAGGTGCTTGTCCCGGAGCGCCCGCCAGTCTTTATAGACTCCGCATGTGGCGTGGCAGCTTGCGGACCGGAATTCGCAGTCTTTGCAGGGTGCATCATTTTCCAACCGATTCACCTTCTATCTCCCAAAATTCGCAAATCATGTATCCACCCTCCCTTCAAACACCTTATAGCATTCCGCACAGTTTCCACCACTCCAGAGGATAGGACATAATACATATCCGTCCTCGTACCTTTCGATCATGGCTTCCAGGCAATCCTCCAGCCGGTGTTTTCCGTGGTCTATGCCGTCGGCTGTTATGCACGGCTCGTTGCTGTATCCGCGTTCTCTGCTTTTCTTTTCTTCCATCGCTCTTTCAGGCCCTTCACCCATTCTGCGTGTCGCTGGGCTTTGATATCCTCGTATATGGCCTCTTCCTTCCGGAGACAGCCCCACGAACACAGCCACACAGATTTATACGGTTTATGCTCCACGAACTTATACGCCCATGCTTCCGGATATGGCGTTATGAATATCTTCCCGCATACCGGGCATTTTCTGGGACATTCAATCATCCTGCCGTCCCTCCTTTATGATCTTTATTAGTTTATCCTTCGTAGTTTCGGTATACCCATCAAAAGCTCGGGCTTCCAGTTCGTAAAGGAATGTAATCACCAGATGTTTTACTATCGGATACTCTTCTCCCTGCTCCATGATGTTCCAGGCTTCTTTGATCATCTGGTGCCAGTCATCATCCGACATGGCTGCTGCTATTCGTGACTTCCATTTCCGAAACCAGACATTGTATACCACCTGCAGGAGCGACTTAAGTTGATCGTCCTGAATGGTCTGTCTCCCAGATCCACCTCTCACGCTCACAGCTCCACCACCTTTACGTAAATACCAGGTGTGAACGAGAGCATTTTTTCTGTCACTTCCGAAACAACCTGACAATCATCTAACCAGAATCCCGTTTTAGTCATACAGTCCTTCAGCATCTTGATCAGATTGTCTGTGTCCGGCTTTGTGGTTTTCCACTCGAAGTAATTCGGATCGACCTTTTCAATCATCGGCAGTTCCTCTAAAGGCCAGATCCATTTTGTGATCAGCTGCACAGGACCACGAATCAAATATTCCGGTGAGAACCTTCCAACCGCATCTGTCAGTTTTGCCCTCGCAGCCTTGAGCTCAGGCGGATCGTAAAAAACAGGTTTCCCATTTCGTACCATCACCTTGTGCTCCTGATGTGTGATTGTCGGAGGGATCATCGGCATAAAAAATTCAATCATCTTTTTTCCTTCTTCCTCGCGCGTTTGGTGTCTGGTTGTGCATCCCCCTCTCGAGTGTATCAACGGCGCAGCTTAACGCCGTTGTACCGAAGGTGGGGTGTGCACACACCAGGGTGGACCGCCAGGGACATCTATATACCTTTAGGTATATGTGTCCTCGCCTTTTGTCCCCGGGGACAAGGACAACGAGAAATTCGTTGTCCCCACCCTTTGTCCTCGGATTTCCGGGGACAACGAGAAAACTCGTTGTCCCCACCTATGTCCTCGAGTATCGTGAGGACAACGAGAAATTCGTTGTCCTCGCCTTTTGTCCCCGGATTTTTTTCGTCGGGGACATAGGGTGTTTTACTCGTTGTCCCCGTGTCCTTTTCGGGTGATCTTACCCTTGTTCCAGACATATCCAGCATCTTTGAATGCCTTACTATGGCGCGGGTTAAACTTGCCTTTGTACGTTGCACCGCAGAAATCCTTCTTGATTACATCCGCACTTTTCCCGATAGTTTCAGCTACATCTTTGTAGCTGATTTCTTCTACACCATCTTCAAACAGCTCATTCAAGGCTTCTTCATATTCCGTCCAAGTCTGTTTTTTTGACTCTGCCTGTTTGTCTGCAAATGCCTGTTTACGCTTCGTCCAGGGATCCCCATCCTCTACTTTTATATCTGACAGTCTCCCGCTCTCATCCGGTTGATGAACCGGATAATCAAACCAGAGGTTCAGAGGATCGAAGGGCGCAAACTCTCTTAACGTTCCTTCGATCCGCCAGGCGGTCCGTTTCCTGGACTTTTTCTGCTCAAGTGCTATATATGACTCAAGCTTAACCAACTCACTCGTTCGGCCTTTCAAGCGGTCTTCTGCATACATCTTCATGGCACTCGGACTCAGCCGATCATCCTGAGATGGAGCATCTTCACCGGATTCCCATCCGGGCAAAAAATCATTGAGTGCATTTTCTACCCCTCGGATCAGTGCTTTCCCGTCTTCCTGGGCCTGCAGATCTTTTGTAATTTCAAGCTGTGCCATATCAAGCAGCGCGTCCGGATCTCTGGCAAACACTCCGGATCCGGATGCACGGTCCATGGATTTCTTCCCGCCCTGCGCACCTTTACTGTGATGGTGGCAATAAATGACAGCGGCATGTATCTGCGTACAGATTTTATCGAACTGGTTGCAGAAATTCGCCATCTGATCTGCGCTGTTCTCATCACCAGTAATTACTTTATAGATGGGATCAATGATCACAGCTGCATAATTCTTCTTTTCTGCTCTTCTGATCAGCTTTGGTGCCAGTTTATCCATAGGTACGGCATTGCCACGCAAATTCCAGATGTCTATTTTGTCAATGTTCTTCGGTCGGATATTCAGGGCATCATATACGTCTTTAAAGCGGTGCAGGCAACTTGCACGGTCCAGTTCCAGATTAACGTACATTACACGTCCCTGCCGGCAGCTAAACTGCGGAATAAGCCAATATGTTCCCTCAGCTATAGCAATGGTGAGTTCAATCAAAGCAAATGATTTCCCGGCTTTTGATGGGCCAGCTAACAACATCTTATGTCCTTCTCGCAGCACATTCCGGATCAGGCAGTCAGCCAGTGGCGGAAGATCATCCCAGATAGTATCCAGGCTTTCCGGATCCGGCAGGTTATCGTTTACTCCTTCAATCCACTCGCGCCATTCTTCCCAACTGCCTTTTCCGATATTTGTTGCCATCAGGAATTGCTTGTGGCCGTTTCGCTTTACGCCAGGCAGTCTTGATAGTCTTGATGGATTTTTATTCTGCGTATCCACCTTCAGGCCGTTTTTCTCACAGGCTTTGTACAGATACTCCACACGTTTTCTATACTCTGAATAATCCGGCGCTTCAATCCGTACAATGGCATGAATTGACTTCCCACCAGAATACACCATGCAGGCAATCGGCAGTTCCATCTCCCTCAGAATCGCATTCTGTTGACTGAGAGAGACCGTGTCTGACTCCACCAGCGCATATCGATAATCGGTTACATTATCATTCCGGATCCCGTTACCATCCAATGGGTTAAAGCGGATCCACGCGCCGGCTTTCTTATTCCAATCGCCAAGGACCTGACCAATGTCTCCGTTGCAGCGCCTCAGCTCCTCGATCAGCTGTCCGGCTGTCCGATCCCAGTTTCCTTTTTTCGGCGACAATCGGTCTTCATTCTCATATACTTCTGTTACATACCCAACATTTTCAGTTGATTGAAATAATGTCTGCAGATATGTGATCAAATCCTGTACTGGATTCCAATCCTTGTCTGATGGTTCCTCGACTTCCCTTTCTTCTAACCATCCCTTATCAATTACCTGCAGGTCGTCACGTTCTATCGGGCTGTCCCAGTCGAGAGCAACGTTTTCTGCTTGTGTCAGTGGCACAAAGCCACCTTGCCTGGCATACTCGACAATAGTTCCACCGGATACCGTGTCGCTCCCTTCACGTTCAAAAGACATCCATTTCCGGAAGCATTCACCGCTTTTGTATCGTTGGTCTGCTCTACTCCAGGAGTCCCAATCCGAAGCGGTATAGCCCTCTTTTTTGAGAGCCATACCTACATTCACCCATTCCTGATATGTAAGAGCCGCCGGGTTCACATATTCCCGCAGGAGCTCCCGTAAATCATATCCATTCATAAATAATTACCAACTTCCCGCCATATCCGTAATCCATTGATTGTAGTTATCTACAGCATTTCCCGAGGGTGGTTGATATGTATGTGGGCTTACGTCATATGGTACTTTCCATCCATTGGCAGCTATCCTGTCGATCATCTTCCGGGCATCCTCAAAAGCCCAGGTTCCTACATGCTGGAATCCTCTGCCCTCCAGGAACCGGATTTGCTTTGGAGTGGTCAGTCCGGCGTTCTGACGTATCTGCAGACGATCAAGAAGCTTTTTTGCTTTGCCGGCGTTATTGATCTCATCAGGGCAAATTCCCCGGTGCTCCAGTGCTTCAAGCTGTTTCTGTGTCGGCGGTGCGGCTTCCCATCCAAAAGCAGGAACATAACCGGAAAGATCTTCATCCTGGATGGACATTTCAAACTGCAGCGGATCCACCAGTTTTTTCTTCCGGCGTTTCATCTCCGCCAGCTGTTTCGCAAGAGCCTCTTCACGTTGCGCCACTACATCCTGAGATGCCTGCGCTTCCGCTTTTTCCAGATCTGCAGGATTCCCTGCATCCTCTTCCAGGTTCTTTGTCATCTGCCGCGCGACATCCGGATCTTCACAGATCAGGTTTGCCGGATGGCACAGTTCATGTTTCTCTGTCAACCACAGGAAATCAATAAGCAGGAGTTCTTTCTTACCGGGATAAAGCCTTGTGCCTCGCCCTACCATCTGGCAGTAAAGGCTCCTTACCTTTGTAGGCCGGAGAACAATAATACAATCTACGGATGGACAGTCCCACCCCTCTGTAAGCAACATGCTATTGCACAGGACGTTATACTTGCCGGATTCAAAGTCAGCCAGGACCTCCGCTCTGTCAGCACTGGTGCCATTTACTTCCGCTGCCTGGAAGCCGTTTGCCTCCAGGCAGTCGCGGAATTTCTGACTTGTCCGGATCAGCGGAAGGAATACCACTGTCTTCCTGTTTCGGCAGTATTGCTTCATCTGTTCCGCGATCAGCGGGAGGTAAGGATCCAATGCGGTTCCGATTTCTCCCGACTTAAAGTCTCCGGATTGTATACCCACACTGCTAATATCGAGTCTCAGCGGGATAGTGAGAGCCTTGATCGGCGTCAGATATCCCTCTTTGATTGCTTTGGGAAGTGTATACTCATACGCCAGACTTTCGAAATACTGTCCCAGGTTACGCATATCACCACGATCAGGGGTAGCAGTCACTCCCAGAACTTTTGCATCCTGGAAATGCTGCAATACCCGTTGATAGCCCTCTGAAATAGCATGGTGTGCTTCATCCACAACGATTATCGGGAAGTAATCCTTCGGGAACCGATTTAATCTGCTTTCCCGCTGTAAAGATTGCACCGACCCGACCACAACGGTATACCATTCACCCAGGCAGCTGCTTTCAGCCTTTTCTACAGCACACCGCAGGCCGGTGGTTTTTTCGATCTTATCTGCAGCCTGATCCAGCAGTTCTCCCCGATGCGCCAGAATCAGAACCCTTTTCCCTTTCCGTGTCATGTCCTCCACGATCTTGGCGAAAACAATGGTCTTTCCGCATCCAGTGGGAAGCACAAGCAGAGTTCGATTCCTGCCGTTTATCCACTCATCTTCTACGGCTCGTCTGGCTTCTTCCTGGTATGGTCGAAGTGTCATTGCGCCCATTAGAATCCGCCTCCCGGAGACCATGCCTTAAATTCTTTCGGCAAATACCTTGACACCTTGTTGTTTTTCTTTTTAGTGCCGTCCTTTGCCGTGTATTCATTGATCGTAAGTTCCAGGCGTCCGGTCGATCCAGGAACCTCATTCCATCTCGGATTAAGCGGTTCCCCTTTCTTTTTCTGTCCGATCCCGATAAAGAACTGTGACAGTTTCCATTCAGACTTCTTATGAAGGTATAAAGAATCAAATACCTTATGCTGGGAACCTGAGTCATCCGTAATAACCAGAGTAATATTGGCGACGGGACACGCACTCATTTTTTCACTTCCGGCAAAACGCGCACGCTCCAGGGATTCAACTGTGAAAGCGTATTCCCCTTCCGGAAGTAATTCAAATTCAGATTCTTTTTCAATGGAACTATTCCAATCTAATGCATCATTCATGTATTCGTTGCTCATTTATGATTCCTCCTTTAATTGAACGGTACTTCTTCCTTATCCTGGATTTCCCGGATCAGTTCTTTTACCTTTGGCCAGTATCCTACGATCCATCCATTTATAAATTCAGGATCCATATTCTGGATCAGTGTTTCTGAAGGGTAATATCCTTTCGATGCGACCGCAGCCTGAATAGACCATTCGCAGATATTATCCTGCTCCATAAGATCAGTCAGAGCCTTCGGGAGTTTCCCCGGGTCTGAAAAATATCTTGAAACAGCAGATTGAGATCCGCCCGTCTCCGGCTCAGTTTTTTCCGTCGGACTTTTCGCAGGCACTTCAAGATCTTCATCCGGCGGCGGTGACATGGTTCCGCTTCCACCCAATTCCTTCCGTGCTGCCTCGGGCGTCATTCTTCTGGCACTCGCGACAGGATCCTGTGAAGCTGCCTTTTCAAAGAGGCTCACCTGTCCGGGAATATTATCCTCTGTTTCATTGGTGGCAACGTCTGGAACGCTTTTCTGTACAGGAGCATTCTGTGTAGGGGCTATAGATGATTCGACAACATTTCGAATACTCTCATAATTCATATCGACTTCATCAGGAAGTCCGAATCTATTCTTTGCATCCCAGCAGGCGTGATGAGTGGTATACATGATACGTCTGCCGCCCTGGACTTTATTCTTTCCTTTCTGGGCGCCCTGTCCATCGACATTGACAACCATGGTCTTATAGTTACAGAACAGGATCATGTCCGCCCATTCCTTAACCAACGGTCCTACCTGTTTACTGAGTTTCATTTCCCACCGATCATATGCTCCCAGTTCATCCGGCTGTTCAAATTTACGCATCTGCGCATGTGCGGTAATGACAACATTGATTCCGCGATCAAGCAGATCATTCAGCTGATTTAATAAACCACCGAAGGACTCTTTTACATATACATATCCTTTGCCGTAACCAATACCTTCAATACCATCAACCTTTTTCTTGGCGCATACATCTTCCGTACAAAGCTTTTCCGCCCAATCTGCTGTATCGATCACAAGGGTTCTGCATACATCCGGGTTGGACTTAACATACTGTACTTCTTCGATCAGCTGTGCCCAGCTGGAAGGTGCGGGGAGCCTGGCAACATCCATGTGGTTCGTAGAGCCCTCCGTATCAATAAAAACCGGATTCGGGAACTGTGATGCCAGGGTAGATTTTCCAATCCCTTCCGGACCATAGATGACCACTTTTAACGGTTTCTGTATTCTTCCTTTGGAAATCTGCATTAAAACTCTCCTTTCTTCCAACTCTGCGGTGCTGCCAGGGTCTTAGGCTCCGGCGCTTTCCATTCACCATATCCATCTTCAATGATGATCTGACATTCCTCACCTGTACTCACTCGGGTTGCAATCACCTGCAGACCCTCTTTTTCCAGCCAGTCACCAAATTCATGAAGCGTTTTTCGATCCATCTGTTCCAACTTATCAATCAGGACGAATCCACATTCCGGATTGAGTTTCCTGACGATCGCTGTCGCGACCTGCAGCTGCTCTGCTCCGCTCATGTTGTCCCACTGCTGACCTTTATAAAGAAGTCTTCCCTCTTCAACCGTCAGATCCGGCAGCGGAAGATCTGCTTCCTGAAGCAACGCTGTTTTCTGATGGCGCACTGCCTCGATCTGTCCGGTCAGGCTGTTATACTGATCAATATAAATCTGGGCGTCTTCCTCTGCCTTGTCTTTATCAAGGTTTGCCCGTACCTTCCGATTGATCTCATCGACCTGAGCAATATTCGCTTCCAATTCCTCAGTCGATTCCATTTTCATCTGAGCCGGCGTCTTCTGAGCTTCATGGTCTTTCTTTTCAAGCTCATTTAATTCCTGGGACAGTCTGGCGATTTCTTTTTTATGCTGTTCAATAAGGTCTCGTGTGCGCATAATTTCATCACAGATATGATGGTATTCCTGCTGCCACTGCATTCGCTGGGCATTCCTGGCAAGTATCTCCTGCTGTTCACGGATCAGATCTGCAGCTGACACAATATCCTTTGGAGCGTCCGGGTAATATGGCTGTTCCTGGGCGAATTTCTTTTTCTGATCTGCAATCCGTCCGATTGCCAGGCGTTCCTGATAAATGCTTTTTTCCTGCTGTTCAAGCTCTGCCAGTTTAGGTCCTACACCGATGATATTAAGCAATACCTGTGCCTTTTCCTTATCATTGGCACCCATGAACTTCGGCAGATCCAATGCCAACTTTTCAACAAATGAATCCAAAAGGTTCTGTCCTGCTTTCTGCCCCGAAGGATCCGTTACAGTCAGGGCACTGTTCTTACCCTTTCGCTCTACCACCAACCCATTGTTCATTACAATGTGCAGGTATGGAGGCACCGCAGATCCGCGTCGCATCGGTTCTGACGGCTTGAAACTGTTGCCGCCTAAAGCCCAGGCAATGGCATCCAATACAGAACTCTTACCCGCAGCATTGTCGCCGCCTATGATAGTCAGGCCGGATGCCGATGGCTCCAGTTTTACGGCCTTTACTCGCTTAACATTCTCGATCTCGAGTTTATTAATTTTTATGCTCATTCCTTCACCTCACAGTGTTCCGCTGCAAAAAGCAGCATCTTTGAACAGAGCTCCGCCATAGACTGATTGGTCTGTTCAGCCAACGATTCAACCATTTCATACGCTTCCCCGCTCACACGAATCCGATAGAAATTGTCGGACGCCCGTTTTTTCTGTTTCTTCAGGATTAACTTTTCCATTGATAAAACCTCCATTCTTTGGTAAATTGGAGGCACACATGGACGTTCAATCAATGTGTACCTGTCCCCGATCTGAGTTGCCGCTCAATCGGGGATCTTCTTTCCGGTTAATGTTTCGAATGCCGTTTCCGCGGCTGCCAACAGCATGACGGAAATAAGGAATAAAATGAGATATGCTGTTGTGATTTCCCACTTTGTCAGATCCGGGCTGAGCGGAATGACTGCCCATAATGCCGTCTGGATCCCGAAGATTGACAGTGCTTCAATGATTGATCTCAACATTCTCTGTTTCCTCCTCTCCGTAAAGCTCCCGCAGGATGGCTTCTGCATCTTCCTTCTTCTTCCGTGCTGCTGCCCGCTCCTCTTCGGAGTAGTATTCCAGCTGCAGCCGGCGCTCATTATCTCTGACAACCTTCTCCCACTTCCGGCAGATCTTTACAAATGTCCTTCGTGTCATCTCCACGAAAATGATCTGATCGTTTGGCTCCTTCATGCTTCTCTCCTTTCTTTGCCCAGATCTCCGGGCCGTCATAATCTGTGCAGGCTATCCCCCTGTCCCGCTCCGGGCATCGGTGGGAGTGCGTGCAGTCCACACAGGGGTTGTTTGTGCTCATGTGTCCGTGCTCCTTAAATGATTTTCAGTTTTTCATCGTCCGGGAAATGCAGGATTCTCACCACCGTCAGAAGCTCCGGATAGGTAAATACCTGCGAAGTCCCTATTACCTTGTTGCGATACGTCCGGGGATGCAGGCCCAGGGCCTTCCCCATCTGCCGATCCGTCTTGCGTTCTAGCTCCTGCCGTTCCTCAATTTGATGTCTGAGGTGGAGGCGTTTGGCTTGTTCTGCATTCATGATTTACCTCCTTTGGGTTCTCATTCGTCCTCCTTTGTAACAAAATACTCAATCGGAACGTCGAAATACTCTGCCAATACCGCTATCTTGTTCAGTTTCGGTACAGATCTTCCCGCTTTCCAGTCGCTCAGAACGCTTCTGGGGATTCCTGTATCTTTAGACACGCGATAATCTGTCACTCCTTTGACGTCCCTTAGTCTCGTATACTTTTTGTACACTCCGCCACCTCCTTATATGACACGTTTCGTGTCACGTCTGGTCAAAAAAAATTTCCTGGACAGTCTTGCCGTAGTACGCTGCCAGCCGGATCTTCACTTCATCACGGGGTATTCTGTCCCCGTTCTCGTAAGCAGACATAGCGCTATCGCTGATATCTACAGCCTTCGCAACTTCGGACTGGCTCTTGTTACCTCTGAGTTCTCTGAGCTTTTCACCTGTCGTCAATATGTTCACCTCCTTTTGCCACATTCCGTGGCACGTCTATATATTATCACTCTCCACAAATCGTGTCAACCACTTTTCGTGGAATTTTTATTGCGTGTTTCCACGTAACGTGGTATCATTATAGCGAGAGGAGGGAACGGCTATGACGTTTGGTAAAGTATTCAAATCCTTAAGAGAAAACAGGAAAATGACTCAGGGCGAACTTGCGAAAGCTCTGGGAATCTCCAGAAGCACAGTAGGCATGTACGAACAGGGGAAACGGGAACCAGACTTCGAGACTGAGGAAAAGATTGCTGATTTCTTCAACGTTTCCCTCGATTACCTCCGGAATGGTGATGAAACGCCGAAAAAGATAACTGCTATATTCCGGAAGCAGCCACACATGAGCGATTTATTTTCTGGGCCCGAAGCTATCATTGACCGAGTACACGGACAATCCGACTGGTATATTGATCCTGAAACAGCAAAGATGGCGCAGGAAGTATTCTCCGATCCCGACACCCGGATGCTGTTTGATGCAGCCAGGGACGCCAAGCCGGAAGACATACGCCTTGCCGCCGAAATGCTCAAGAGGATGAAGGAGACGAATAGAGATGGATGAAATCTATACTTACTTCGTGCCCATGCCGGCCGGTGTACATGAATTTGTTACGCCTTGCGCCGATGGGTATACAGTATATATAGATGAGTCACTAGATGAAACGCACAGAATGGCGGCATATCGTCACGCAATGAAACACGTTAACAATAATGATTTCAGAAAAGATGATGCGCAGGAGGTCGAGGCTTCTGCGCATGGAACGGAGGGAAAGCATGGGAAAGGAACGCACAAATAAAGGAAATAGCTTGCTGCAGTTTCCTAATGATTACACCATTGTCGATCTTGAGACCACAGGGTTGTCGCCGGATTATGATTACATTTTGGAAGTTGCAGCCATTAAAGTCAGAAATGGCGCCATCGTGGACACATTTTCTTCCCTTGTTAAAGCTGAAGAAGATATCTGGATAGATCCGTTTATTACAGAATTAACCGGGATAACCCGTGAAATGATATCAAATGCTCCAGACATAAGAGCAGTCTTTCCTGAATTTATATCGTTTATAGGCACCGATATTATTATCGGCCATAACGCTAATTTTGACATCAATTTTATTTATGATAACCTGGAATATCTTTTCGGCAAATATCTGGACAATGATTTTGTAGATACAATGCGGATCTCCAGACGATTACATCCAGAAGAGCGGCATCATCGTCTTGCAGATTTGTCGGCAAGATACCAAATTGATTATTCTTCTTCCCATCGTGCATTATCTGATTGCGAGATCACAAAAAAGTGCTTCGACGCGATGCTGGGAGAAGTGCGTCAAAAATATTCTTCCGAAGAAGAGTTCTGGGAAACAGTTAAGAAATCTTCCAGTGGCCTCTATGCAAAAGGCATCGTCGGCGACCCTTCTAAGGTTAACCCAGATTGTCCCCTTTATGGGAAAGTTTGTGCATTTACCGGGACATTGCAGATGACCAGAAAAGAAGCAATGCAAATCGTTGCAGATCTTGGAGGGATCGTAGCAGATAATGTAACTCAAAAAACTAACTATTTAATAATGGGCGTCACAGATTATTCGGTTGTAAAAGGCGGGAAAAGTGCTAAAAGAAAAAAGGCTGAAAAGTTGCAATTGGCTGGTAATGATATATCCGTAATTTCCGAAGATGTCTTTTATGAAATGATAAAGTAAATAAAAAACCGCCCACCTGTGACCAGCAGATGAGCGGGAGAAGGTATGGTACCTTCCAAAACTACGATATAGTGATTGTACCATACCTCCTGATAAAAGTCATCATATAAAGGAGGATTTTTTATGGCGACTGCTAGAAAATTACCTTCCGGGAGCTGGCGGTGCCAGGTCTTTTCTCATTGGGAAGAAGTCCCAGGCCCGGACGGAACGATTAAGAAGAAAAAGATCCAGAAATCATTTACCTGTGATGATCCCTCGCCGAAGGGGAAAAAGAAGTGCGAGGCCATGGCTGCGGAGTGGGCAATGAACAACGAACAGCGTGTCATCCGCCATCTTACCGTAAAGCAGGCCATAACGGAATACATCGCAGCCAAACAATACGTCCTTTCCCCGTCCACTGTAAAAGAATATAAGTCCGCCCTGGCTCATGGCTTTGCGGACATTGAGAATATACGGACGGATCAGTTAACTAGTCTGATCGTGCAACGGTGGATCAACAACAAAGCCAAAGATAAAAAGACTCCGAAGACAATCAAAAACCACTACGGGCTACTGACGGCAGCCCTCGGGATGTTCCAGCCAGACTTGCGGCTCAAGGTGTCGCTCCCTCAGCTGATCACCCCGGACACGTACACGCCCACAGATGCCGATTTAAGGCCCCTTATAGCCCATTTAAGAGATAATGACCCAATCCTACTACGAGCGGTCTATCTGGCCGCATTTGGCACGCTACGGCGCTCTGAGATATGCGCATTGGAGGTGTCCGACGTTACCGGCTCCGGTGTCCTGGTACAGCGCTCCCTTGTCCAGAACGAGCAAAAAGAATATGTGATCAAAACAACCAAAACCAGATCTTCCACACGATACGTTCAGCTTCCATCATTTGTCCTGGATACTTTCCCAAAAGAAGGGCGGGTTGTCCCACTCAATCCCATGCAGGTGACAGTGCGCTTCCGGCGTGCTCTAGTCGCCTGTAAACTCCCGCACTTCCGTTTTCATGACCTCCGGCACTACGCAGCATCCATCATGCACGCCCTCGGGATCCCGGATCAGTATATCATGATGCAGGGCGGGTGGAACTCTGATACTGTGTTAAAAAGAGTCTACCGGGACACCCTGCCGGACTACCAGGCGGAGTTTATGAGGCGGGCAGAAAACCACTTTTCCGGAATCATTCCACATGAAATTCCACACGAATAAAAAAACCCACGCATTTACGTGGGTTAGAGAGTGGAGACAACAGGACTCGAACCTATAACGATCTGTTTCGAGCAAGCCCCGAGAAATCACGTATTTACGCCATTCCGCCCGCAAGCCGCTATTTTACTAATAAAACCCTTGCATAGATTTATACACGTATGAAACGCATTATACGCCAAAATGGGCATTTATACAAGCTGTTCCACATGAAATTCCACACGGAAACAACAAAAGGGGCTGTCCGAAAACAGCCCCGATTTTTATTACTTCCTGTACCCTTTCGCCGCTGCCAGTGTCTTCTTGCCAAACTCTCCGTCAGCAGTCACCCTCAATGCGGTCTGAGCCAGTTTGACGGCTGCCACAGTATTGCGTCCATACATTCCGTCAACTTTGATCTGACCACCATTGATCCAGTTCACGAACTTCTGGATCTTCATGACCTCTCCCCGGAGCTCGGGAAGGTTGTTGTATCCGTCGCCCAGGGTGTAGTATCCTCTCCCCGGAAGCTTCGGAAACTCTCCTGCATAGCTCCGGCTGTCCTCAGGATCGGTGACGGCCTCGGCCTGCTGGGTAAACCATTCGAGGGGCTTCCTGCCCGTCAGGCGGTTCAGGTCCGTATTGCCGGGGATGCCAGGGCAATCTCCCTTGTCAGTGTACTGGTGCAGATCTACGCCGTCATGGGCAGGGTACTGTTTTTTGTATGTTCCGTCATTCTTTCCGTATCTGGCCTCCCACCATGCCACATTGTCCGGCAGCTTGCCAAGTATAGACTTATACTTATCGTACTGAGCATACATGGTATAAATCATGCATCTCTCGCCACGTCCTGCCAGCCAGTCCAGAGCCAGAGCCACGCCGGAAGCATAGTTCCCGGCCTCGACATCCAAGCAGTAACCACGGAAGGACTTCCCGACCTTGTCCTTGCACACCGACACCATCCGCTTTGTCTGGGCCAGCTCATCACCTTTGTTGAGGTATACATATAACCAGTACGGAATCTTCCTGGCCTCGCAGCCTTTGATAAACGTGTCCAGATACGGATCGACAAATGCCAGTCCCTGCGTTGCCTTCGTGATCAGGAAGGGCGCCGACTTCTCCAGCGTGTCCCAATCATCCACCTTGTTGTGGTGGCTGATATCCGGATACACCGTCACAGGATGTGCCTTCGCACCATCCGACAGCACAATCACGGTGTGGCCTTTGGAGCATGTCACAAGGATGTCCCCACGCAGGAGATAATCCGACGTCTTTGTTTTTGCTCCGGTGATGACCTCAAACTCATCCGGCATCTGCTTACAAATCGTCACCATACTGCCAGTGTACCAGTTCGGCACCATGATTCCGGCATAAGCCAGGCAGAGGCGGACCAGTTCGCTGCAATCAATGTTGACATTCTCCGTAACCTTTGCGGGGTCATAACCAACCTTTTTTGCAGCGTTATAGCCCGTCATGCGGTCATTCTGGCCGTATCCGAAATGCTGGTTATCACATGCCGCCTGCATGGCATAAGCAGCCCTTTCACGCTTTTTCGGGTCCCGGATCCGGATGATAATCCATCCTTTTTTATGCAGATACCAGTTCTGGGTCGACACTTCCTTCCCGGCCTTCTGGTCGCCGGGCTTCCCGCCATTGATTCGTCCCCGCTCGTTACCTCTCGCAGATCCAATTTTTACCGCCATGCGCTCACCCCTTTTGAGACTGTTTGAAGATCTGATTGATTCCAGTGGCTGCCAGGCCGGACACGATACCCACGGCAATAGCGGTCAGGATGTGGAATCCGTCAAACTCCGGCATTTTGGTTAAATACGCCACAACACCGAGGGCCGCACCTGCCACGCCCATGATGGATGGAATCATTTCGTCCTTGATTTCTGCTGTCGCCTTGCAGGCCATTCCAAGCAGATAACAGATCACTGTGATGGCTGCCACGCTTGCGATTCCAAGATTATCAATAGTCATTTCCTTACACCTCCCAATGTATGTTTTACTCTGTCGCGTTCCTCCGCCCGTTTGGCGTTGTTCCATTTGTCCATCGTGCCCACGAGATAGCCTGTTATCCGGCGGATCCTCTCGAACTTGACACCCTTTCCGAGATTGTAATTCATGTAGTTAACCCTCACTGTCATATAGAATAATAATTGCTCTGGTGCTTGATGCGTACTATAATAATAACATAAAGACTGTAACAGTAAGAAAGGAGTAGATTATGCCCAAATATGATAATAAAGTTGGCAGAAGATACGGTCGCCTTGTGGTCCTCGAAGAGGCCGAACCCTTTATTAACGCTAAAGGCGGCAAAATTAGAAAATGGCTTTGCCGTTGCGATTGTGGAGAAACGGTTGTTGTTTTCGGGATCAATCTAACAAGTGGCCATTCGACTCAATGCAAAAAATGTGGCATTAAACAATCTAGTGCATTGCGTAAAAAGCACGGCGCTTGCAATACTCGTTTGTATAAAACATGGTCAAGCATGAAGGCCAGATGCTATTGCCGAGGATCGTCGGGCTACGATAGATATGGAGCCGTTGGCATAACCGTGTGTGATGAGTGGCTGGGCGAGTCAGGTTTCCGTAACTTTTCAAATTGGGCGATTGCAAACGGCTTCATTGAAGATTGCGAACAGGGCGAGAATACTATTGATAGAATTGATCCGTCTAAAGGTTATTCTCCCGATAACTGCCGTTTTGTAAACAATGATGTACAATCGAACAACCGAAAATTCTGCCTGATGGTAACTGACATCGATGGTGAGACCCTGACGCTCAAACAGCTTGCGAGAAAACATAATATTAGTTACGGAACAATGCATTCTCGATGGGCAAGGGGCGTAAGAGATGTTAAGGACCTCTTAAAGCCAAGCGGCGCACCTTTTGTTGAATACGGGAAGGACCAGTCATTATAAAAATTTATGTTCCTCCATTAATTTTGCATAAGTGTCTTTGATTAACTGGTTCGACATTACCGTCTTGTTGTTCTTAAATGACGGATGACTCTCACAATACTTCTCATAGTTGTCTATGTCATCCGTCAGAACATCGTCAAAATATTCTTTGCTATGTTTCTCGCCGTTATAGAGCTCATCCGCAAATCTCAGAATGTGCTTTCGGGCTTGCAAGGCTTTGTCCTCCTGCGCCTGTTCTTCCAGCCTATCAACTTTGTTGGATATACTGTCCAGTTTTCTGTCGATATCCCCAAGTAAAAGGCCGTGGATACATTTCGCAATCCATGACCACGGATTAATTTTAATCGGGGCGACCTGTATCAAAGTAATCGCCCCGAAAATGGTTATCTCTATGTGTGCTTTAAAAAACTCGTATACAATCACCCACATGGTCACTCACCATCTTTGATCATAAAGGCAATGGTATCCATGTCGGAATCGCTCAGCTCCACGGTCCCAAGCTCCTCGATCGGGATTGTTTTGATATCAACGTCCGTCTTCTGGGACAGGATATCGTTCTGCGCTTTGGTGTACTCCGCCACGTACTCCGGGAGAATCTGCCGGCCTCCGTCCTCCGTCGCGGTGGATTTGTCATCCGCCAGGAACGGCGTCCGGACTTCTGTCAGGGCCTCTTCGATCAGGGCACGTGCCTTAAACAGCTTGTCCATGTTTACCCGGCGCTTCCATGCGATTGCTGCCGGAAGCCGGAAGGACGTTCCTTTGCGGTACCCGTTTGTGATCGCCATGATTTCCACGTTTGAAATTTCCATGCTTACGCTCCCTTCTTAAGTGCGGTCAGTTTTTGGTCGATTTCCTGGAGGGCTTTGACCACGTAGCCCAGAAGATAAAAGGTATCTACCACTTTAATATTCATGCTACCATCCTCATCATATCCCCCGCCGGCTGCAAGTCTGGAATCGAGTTCTTCCAGTTCGTCGGCGATAAATCCGATTTTCTGGTGTTCCTTCGTCAGGCCTTCGTGATCCATGTCCTTCCAGTCGAACGCCCTCATTTTGATCTTACGGATCAGGCTCAGGGCGTCCGATACCTCGCTTTTCGTGACATTGGTCTTCAGGCGGATATCGGAAGACGCACTGGCATAAGAGATTGTCTTGTAGGATGTCGATCCCTCGAACTGCCCGTTGACGTTGAGCCATGTCTGATGAGACGCCGTGGTGGAGTTTCCGCCTGTTGCGAAGTAGTTGATACGCTGCCCGTCAGTGTACAGGCAGGAGGCCACCATCCTAGGTCCTTTGTTATCTGCATTTGGTCCGGCGACCATGAGGACGCGGTTGATCTCAACATATCCGGTGTCCCAAAGTTTTGCGGTAGACGGATAAAACGTCATAATTGCCTTGGAATTTGCCTGATCGTAGATCACGAAATTACCGGAGGCATCCACGTTCATGCTGTAGTATCCTGCAGTGTTCTGGCACGTGAAACCTTTGACGCTAGTGCCACTGGAATCCCGGGACCGGATTACCCCATTCGATATTATACTACTGCTCACACTCAAGGTCATCGGGATATATGCCCATTTGCCGACAGTTTCCGGCTTCGTGTAAATTAACCACTCTTCCTGGCTGTCAGAGTAGATACCCATGGCTCCGGTGTTGGAAATTCGAAGCGATCCGCTGCCCAAGCTGTTGATCACCTGATACATCTTCCGGGTTGAAGTTGAGTCATTGCCGAGTTTTACAAGATTGCCGTTGACTCCGACAGCCCCACTCACATATACATTATCAGATACTGTCATTGCCCACGTGGTATCCCCTGTGATTGCGGTTGTATCGGAATAGCCGATATCCAAGCTTTCAAGATGCCCTTTGCCAGCTGCTGACAGATCTGTCAATGTTATTTTGGTATACACTTCGAGCGTCTTCGCCGTGATATCGCCCAAGAAGGTGCCGTCTTTTGCATATAGAGCCCCGCCTTCCACAGCAAACTTCGGAGCCCGGATAACTTTATTTGACAGATCAATTAGCATGCCTGCGCTTGAATAGTGCCCAGATGAATAGGCATAATCCGTCGTTTGCAGCTTGCCGGTTTTTACCGTGCCGATATTTGCATTGATAGAAGATAGCGTGGATATCTTCAGTTTCTCGGCCTCAATCGACTCCGCAGCAATCCTCGCAGCGGACAGCGTTCCGGCGGTGATATTTCCGGCATCGATTCCGGACGTCACGAGGCTTCCGGAGATACTGCCGGAGGTCGCCGTAATAGACCCTTTAATAGTTACTGACGAGGCATACAGATTGCCGGAGTTGTCGACCGCAAATTTATCAGCCACAGCAAACCGCAAACCGTTCCTAGCCGTGCCGTCTATTGTCCTGGTGAAGTTAACACTGGAAAGAGCAACGGAACTGACCGAAGTGTCTGTTACCAGCATGTCCTTCGTGTGTATGGATGTCGCATCAATGGCGAATCCACCAATAGCCCCTGCGTTGGCCGTGATGGTACCCATGATCTTCGCAGCGGACGCAAAGAAATTCCCGGAGCCATCGATTCCGAGTTTATCTGCTACGGCAAACCGCAGGCCGTTGCGGGTGAAATATGTTCCGTCAGATTCCAGGATGTCCCGGCTGAATCCTGCACTCGACAGCGCAACGGAGTTCGCGGAATTATCCGTCACTACCACGCCCTTTGTATGTATGGACGTTGCATCGATTTCTAACCCGCCAATCTCTCCGGTCTTCGCTACGATCTTCCCGGTTAAGTCGACGTTTTCGGCGTACAGAGCCCCGTCAACGAGCGCCGTGTGCGTCATCCGGATCGCCTTTGCGGTGAGGTCGACAGCCATGCCGGAAGTGGAGTATTTGCCACTGGAATAGGCGTAATCTGTCGATTTTAATATTCCGGCAGTGATCTCACCCATATCTGCTGTGATGGCAGATAACTCACTGATTTCGGCCTGCGCCGCCCGCAGGAGGTTGACCAGTAAGAAATTGGTGTACACGTCCTGCGAGTCGAGCTTTGCTGTTGTTACCGCTCCGGCGACAATGGCATTTGTTCCGAACTGCACCAACACCCACTGCTCACCGTCAAATTTGTACATGGCATTATCGCCATCCGAATCATACCAGACATCGCCCTCTTTGCGGCCTTCCACGGCAGGAGGCGAAGCCTGATAAAATACGCTGTTCTTCCCATCCGCGAGGTCTGTGACGGCGTCAAATTCCTTGCCGATCGCCCCCGGCTGGTAGATCGATATTTCTTTTTCGAGTATCAAATTGTGCTCACCTCCTGCGTGTTGGTTACTGTGTTAAAGTTTCCTTTAATTGAGTTTATTTACTATTTCAAGCGCGGCAAGTAATGCACTTTTCCATCCGCGAATATACTATTCATCTTCACTGATTGCTTTGTCAGCGTCTCCTAAAAGTTCCTCTAGTTCTTTTATACCTTCTTGTTTTGTCATATCTGTTTCCTGTTTGCTTGCCTTAAATTAGTGTTGATGGAATTTTAAGTCTGTTTTTTAATCTGCGTGGCCATAAATGTTGTTAAAATAAGCAGCGTTCGCGGCAACACAATTAACAATTAGGCGCTCCATTGCCGCCGCCATTCCACCATATCCAAGCCCTGACGGATGACCCCCAATTAAAAATTCCCTGAACAGAGGGCCTGAGAAAAACACATCATCCAGTTCCACCGCGCATGGAATTTTATAATGTTCTGCAATCTCTTTGATTGCAGAGCTAAACTGTGGGTTAGGATCGTTCGTCTGGGCAAGCGTAAACATTATTAATTTGGCATATGGCGCGTGAGCAATGATTTGTTCGATGATTCGCCCATAGTTTCCGTAAAACGTGTCTGGGTAATCAGAATAGCTGGTGTGGCTCGTGATGTCAGACAAACTCCCAAGATAGTCAATTCCAAGACTCCACGCATCATTGATGCCTAAAGCCAGATAGTACACATCTTCCGGCTCGGATGAAAGCACAAGAGGAAGCCCCTTGGTATCGGTTAGCCATGTGCGCGTGGAAAGCCCGCCTTTGGAATAATTCGTGCAAGTTGTGCCGAATTTCTTCGCAATCAGTTGCCCCCAAGAATGAGCATAATCGGTTTTATATGTGTTGTCATAATAGATATTCCCACTTGCGTAGCTGTCGCCAACCACACCGAAATGCGTAAACAAAGACAAACTTATCATTTCTGGGATGAGCGAATTATCCTTCACAATCGTGTACTGGATAGGTACGCTCTGTTGAGAAGAAATTATGACATACATCGGATACGGAATTCTGTAATTTACAGATTCTGTCCCGGCATCTGGTGTGCTTGTTACAAGAGTCACTCTATTTTCTCCGTTGGCATCACACAAGGCAAGCAACGATACATTGTTCGAGTATCCAAAGGCTTTGAAAATTATTGTGCCTCTTTCCACATAAATGGGGTTAGAGTAGCGGAACGTGTCAGAAGTCATAACACGGCCATCTCTGTGGATGTAACCAGTATTGACATTTTCCGGTGTGATTGTAGTGCTTTCCCCGTAACTGTCAATCTGAGTGTTGATGGCATCAATTTGAGGTTGGAAATTCAGTGGGCTACCAGACTTTTCCACAATAATATCCTGTGCTGTTCCACCGCTGACGAAAACGCCGACAAAGTCCTCGGTAACGGTAATCGTGCGGGAAATTTGTCCGGACACCGACCAGTAATCATTTGTCTTGTTTTCCCGAACAAGCCGGATTTGCGTGACGGTTAATGCGCTACCGTCTTTAGCCCGGATAGTAACACTGTCACCGCTATGGACAATAAACGGAGTGACGGTATTGAGTGCATTAATTTCAACTTGGTAGAAAACAACATCTTCCACGGATATTAAATCACTCTTTAACGCAGTAATTTCGTCACCAGTCTTTTTCGCATCGGCCGCTTTCCCGCTTGTCGACAGCGTGTCATCCACATTCCCTGTTACCGCCGCATTTACCTGTGTCGCAGTCTGAAATCCTGTGTCGTTGGTCAGGTCACTGACTTTTGTCGGTACGTCTGCGGCATCCAGTTTCTTCGCAAGCTCCTGCCCGACCTTTTTTGCGTCTGCGGCCTTGCCTTCGACTGTTAACGTGTTATCCACCACGTCTGTCATTAAGATCTTCCGGGTGCCGTTTGTCGCACCGTCAAGCAAGAGATAATCGTCACTTGCCGTCTCTGTGGTGGACGGGAACCCGGTCACCCGCTGCTTTACATCAGCCATAATAGTCCTCCTTTTTTAAAAAATACCAATTAAGGTTTCGCCGTTGGAACCGACGATAATCTGATTACCGCTTCCAATGATAACAGCCTCTTCTGTATCGCTCCACCGGCATACGATTGTACCGACGTACCCGGCGAGGTCTCTGCTGACCGTCATCGTGTAGCCTCTGCCCAGATCGATATCGCCGTCCTCGTTACGGACAAACCATCGAAACTTCCGGGCGTCATAATCAGCCGTGACGTCATTCGCCCCATAAAACAGATGGGCGGTAAACTCATACGTCTTTTCCTGCGTGGTGTATTCGGTATCCAGGCGGAATGCAGTGGCAGCGTCGATCTCGTCCGTGACCTCCTGCGCCAGATTGGTCAGTTTAATCGTCCCGCTGTCGATCTGCTGTCCGTTGATCATTCCCACGGTGATGGACGCAGCGTTAAGGTTGACGACATTTAACAGGCTGGCGTCCAGTGTGCCGGTGGTGATCTTTGCGGCATCCAGGGCGACGATCTTTGCGGATGTGATAGACGCATCAGCAATCTGCTCCGTGCCAACAACTCCCGCTCCGATCATGGCGGTGGTAATGGACCCGGCCTCCACATTTGCGAGATTGATAGTGGCATACTGCGCTTGCAGATCCTTTGTCTTCGTGTAGTTGGCCAACAGGGAATTAACTTCTGCCGTGGAAATGTACGCCGTCTCAATCGATGCGACTTTAGCGTTGAGTCCCTGTATATCTGCCTTCGCAGCGTCGAGGCTCGCAATAGTCGCATAGTCGGCTTCCAGGTCCGCTATGGTGGCATAGGTGGCAGCCACTTCTTCTGCGGTGATGTAGTTTGCTGCAATGGTACCGACGGTCAGTTCGACAGCGGAAATCCTTCCGTCAGTGGCTTCGATGTAATTTCCGAGGTAGGCGCTCCCCTGGATCCCGGCTTCCACCTCTTCATTCCAGTGTAAAATGTCGGATACCTTGACGATGCCATTAAATGTTCCGTCCTGAGAAATTACCGCATTGACGATCTCCGAAGCAGCCCGTTCACGCTCCTGCAATTCTTCCCACGTAAGAAAGGTGTTGGAGAGTTCGGCGGTGTTTTTCTCCGGATTGTCCGGGTACTCCACAAGCTTTACAATGCGCTGCGTATCCCGGGTCTTTGTGCTGCCATCCGTCAGTGTGATTGTGTCGCCGAGTCCGTACTCAAACAGGCTGTAAACGTCTGACATTTTCGCAAGGTCTCTGATCTCTGCGGAGTAAGACACTGTCGGTCTGCTCATGTCTGCCAGTTTGGCAGTGGCATCTTCCTTTAATGCGGTGGCATCGGTATAGTTGGTATCGATCCAGATGTATGTTCGTACCTTCGTACTGTACTGGTAGTTTTCCACATATTCCACACCGCCATTAACCTCTTTGATATCGAGGTCGTCTGCTCCGTACGGAATGATCCGGGTGTAAAAATCATACGAGGACGCTTTGGCCGTCAGCTTTTTCAAATTGATGCCATCCCGGAAGTATACGCCTTTATTACTGCCCAACTCGTTATAAAACGATACGGTCTTGTTGATTGTGTCAAACACCATATCGCACATAAAAGCTGTGCACAGGCCTTGCAGGATCCCCAGAGCGGACTTTTTGAGCATCCCGGCGTTTCGCACCTTTGTTACGTCCGAATATGCCACACGCCATCCGGTACCGGTGATCGCAGTCCGGGCGGCTGACTCGATGGTCTGACTGGTTACGGAAAACGTCTTAAATGCTTTCGCTTCCAGTTCTTCCAGGTTCAAGGCAGCCACGATCTGTTTGAAATTCCCGGTGATATCGGTGACTTCTTTGACAACATATTCGTCCGTTTCGGTCCGAATGTAGCACTCATTTGTAATCCCAATATCTTCCAGGAGAGTGACGCTCAGTGTCTTATCGGCTGTTTTTAACTCAGACTCGATCCGCAAGTCTCTGTATTTGCTTATGATCCCTTGATATGTCTGCAAGGAATCATACCATTTCAGCACATCGCTCACCTCCTGTTACATATACCGGGGTTTGAAGCTCACAGACACAGTAGCAAAGCTACTACTCACAGTGAGCGTGGAACTGCCGGGCTTTACTGCCGGAAGCTTCCAGAAGTCATACTCTCTCAACTTCCCGCCCTCCGTGATGATCCCGGTCTCTCCGTCAATCACAATAGGGGTCCCGCTTGTCACGTTGGTTACCTTAACGCTCCCGGTATAAAGCCCGCTTACCGTGATCTGTCCGGCGGCCTGCGTGGGTGATATCGTCAGGATACACGGAGTAGGAAGTGTCCCGGGGTTAGATACGGAAATTGAACTTTTCCCGCTTACGGTCATCTGTGCGGAATACTCGTACCCATCCAGATTCAAAGTCAGACGATGAAAACGTTTTTTGCTTGACTCTTCCACGGAATGGGTCTTCAGGTATCCATAGAATTTCCGGGAGAATCCATCCAGTTCAATATCCACCGGACCGAGCATCTTCGACAGGATCAGGGAGGCGTTCCTCTGGATGTCCTCTCTGGATGTTCCGTAAACCAGCAGCACAATAGACCAGGACTGAAAACCGATCCTGCTGTCCAGGAGAACCGGAGACAATGCCCCGGCTCCCCATTCGCTCGGATTACTGAGAGAATTATGGCCTTTCGTGACGTTCCACTGTTTCCCTTTGGCGTTTGATATGTCCCAACCATTTATTTTCATTTTACAGCATCCCCCTGTTCCTTCGTATTGTCACAGCGGCCTGCTGCGTACTCATTGCCGGCTGTATCGCACCTACAAGTGCCCCGGTATCCACTACAAGCTGTGTCCGTGCCAGCTGCTCACTGATAAGCGTTACCTGTCGCAGGAGCCTCTCCATATTGGCCTGTGTCGGGTCTCTGGTGACGGCCTGCGAGCTGACGCCGACAGGAGATATCAGGTTGTTGATAGACCGGATCCCGGCCATGCTCCGATTGCTCCACTCCGCATCCACCTGTGCGTTCGCAGCAGTCATGGCAGCTATGATCATCTGCCTTGCGCTGTCAGCAACCACAGAAGTATTGCGAGTCATGCCGGCAGCTATGCTCGTGGCGATTGAGGTGCCGATATTCTCCTTTGATGCAGCATGATCAGACACCTTTTTCTTCATGGCGCCCAGCGTCTTATCGACCGTATCCGCAGCGGTAGTTTTTACGGAAGGCAGTGACGTCTTCATGCCATCGCTCATCCCGCCTGTGATTGACAGGGACAGTGCAATAGAGCCCTTCCGGAGCTCGTTCTTCGGTTTCGGGTCATTGATCTCCGCTATCATCGCCGCAAGGGTCTGCTCCGTCAGGCTCCCGGACTTCTTGAGGATGGTCAGAAGCGACTTGTCAATGTCGGTGCTTACTTCGGCGAGGTCGGCTTTGAGCTGTTCCCGGAGGGCTTTGATTTCGCTCTTTGCCGTGGACTTTCGCTCTGCTATCTCTGTTTTGGTCTCTGCCAGCAGATCCTTGTTCTGCCGTTTCGCCTCTTTTGTGGCGATTTCGCCCTTTTCTTTCCAGAGCTTGACGTATTCGTCCAGTTCCCCAGCCGTCATCCGATTGAGTGACCAGATGGACGCCGTGGCATCCGGGCCCATGTCTTCGAGTTCTTTTACAAACTCTTCCGGCAGAGCTTTTTTCCGCAGGGACTTCATTTCCGCTTCCCACAGCTTCAGGCCTTCGACCTGGTGTTGCAGGTTGCGCTTGAGGATGTCGGCGGTATATCCGGTACTGTCCCAATCTTCAAACAGGCTCATGGAGGACAGGATTGAGCTCTTCCGCTCTTCCACAGCGTCCTCGTAGGTCTTCGTCAGATCTTCGATTTCAGATGCCAGGCGGGAGTTGATCTCCTGCTCCTGCTCAAGCTCTTCCTGCTTCAGCTCGGCGCGTTTATCTTTCCACGCCTTCTGGGCTTCAAAGTACTTCTGGTCGGCCTCGATTCTTAAGGCGGTGCCTTCCTTAAACTGCTTCCGCGCTTTGTTCCAATACTGAGCCTCTGCCTTCAGAGACATATCGTGGTAGATCTTCCAATTATCGAGGATCTTGTCCTGATTGTCTCTTTTGGTCTGGAGCTTTTCATAAGCCTCTTCCCGGCGACGTCTCTGATTGTCATAGAGCTCTTGCCGCTTGGCCGCTTCTTCTTCCCGCTGCTTCTGAGCTTCTTCCCGCTGCTTGGCCTTTTCTTCTTTGCGCTTCTCGCGTTCTTCCCGCTTCTTTTCGCGCTCTTCTTCCTTCTTGGCCTTTTTCTCTTCGGCGATATCGGTATTGAGGTCTTTGATCTTCTTCTGGACGTCATACCACTCGTCCGATCTGCGCTTGAGGTGCTTCTGGACTTCCTCCCAATACTTGAGCTCCTCCTCCATGGACATATCGCGCATGACCTGATACTGTTCCAGAGCTTTTTCTGCGCCACGGAGATAGTCAGAATAATAGTTCTTATTCTTCTTGCCCTTGTCATCCGTTTTCTTCGCTCCGAAGTCATTTTTGAAGCGCTTCATCAGGATCCGGGCGTCCTTGTTGTTTTTGTCGATCAGCTTTTTCGACCCGGTCAGCGCATCCGCAACCAGGCTCTGACTGCTAGTGATTCCGGCAGCCCATCCCTGATTGATCTGTACGCCGACTTTCTCAAATTCCTTCGACGGAGAGTTAATACCCAGCTTTTTCTTCGCCGCAGCGAGGGCCGCAGCTGCCACTTCAACGGCTGCATTAATAGCGGATGACTTGCCGGAACGGATACCGGATGCCAGACCGGAGGACATACTCTTACCGGCGGACTTAAACGATGACTGGTAGCCGTAGGCCTTGCCGGCAGCCGCAGCAGCCACGACAGCAGCCGCAGAAGTGGCGACACTCTGATTGCCTTTGATGCCGGATCCGAGGGCAGAACTCAGGCCACGGCCGGCGGAGTTAAAGTTGCCGGACTTATTTGACGCAGCTTCCGCAGCCTCCCTTGCCACAGCATCGGCGGCGGAGGTGACTGCAGCTTTGTTGTTGGAAATGCCCGTTCCAAGAGCCGCCGCCAAAGCCTGCCCGGAAGCAGTAAACTGAGCCGCCGTATTGCTTGCGGAGCTGTTCGCCGCAGTTGCTACGCCTTCGGACGCTTGCGATACAGTGCCGGATTCCGCAGTCATGCCAGAGGCCACGCCCTGCATAAGGAGCTGACCCGTGGACGTATAATTTGCAGACATTCCCTCAATGGTCGTCCTAGCTCCCGTGAAGACGTTTTCTGCGGCATTGGCGATTTCGCCTGCTCCTGCCTCGATACTTTCCGTGCCTCCGAGTATAAGGGCGTTACCGGCATCTTTTCCGACAGTCTCGGCGCTCTCTGTGATCTGACCGGAGACGCTTGCAATACCGCCTTCCCATCCGGCGCCAGTCTGCTTAGCAAATTCTTCACCGGCGGTGGTGTAGGTGGCGAGGATCTGCGAGGTGTCCGACAGCTCCATTGCCTTCGTCCAGTCTTCCACAACCTTCTCGAATTTGCCATCGCCCTTATCCAGAGATTTGACAAGTTCGTCCACCAGATTTGCAGATTTCGGCCCCATCTGAACAAGATAGTCATAGAATTCCTGCGTCATGCCGGAACCGGCTTCCCCGGCAAGGCGCTCCATATTTGACTTCCAATTATCGAGGCCTTTTACCTGAGATTCAAGATTTTCGATGACCGTCTTCAGATTGACTTCTGAACCGCCGTTAAATTCTTCGAAGAAACTGATAGAGCTCTTGACTGCATCGCCAATGCTCTTCTGCATGTTTTCAAAGGCTTCACGGACTTTTTTGGTCGCCTCGTCCTCGACGTCAGCCATCTCTCCTGTTTTTTCTTTGAGATTATCAGTGTTGTTGGAGGCGTTGTTAGTGGCTTCGCTGTATTTATCGAGCTCGTCCGCAAGTTCGGGATATTTTTTCTTCAGCTCGTCCAACAGCGCTTCGTAAGACTCTACGCTACTTTCCGCATCGGTGCGAGCCTGAGTGGCTTCTTCAAGGACTTGCTTTGCCTGATTTTCTTCGTCAGTCAGTTCGGCAACGGACTTATTTACTTTGTAGTACTGGTTCCCGAGAGTCTCCACGCTTCCGATGCTGTTTTCTATGGCCTGCTGTGTCTTTTCGTGGGCGGTGTTATAGGCGTCTTGAGCCTGCATCTCGTGCAAGGTCGCATCCGCAAGAGCGGAATAAGAGTCCGTCAATGCGTCGGTGTACGCCTTCATGATCATAGAGCTCTTGTATGTATCCATGAGCTTTATGATTTCTTCACGGTTCATGTTCAGACTCTTCGACTCTTCGTCCCATGCGGCAGCCAATTCGGGGATCTGTCCACCCAGTTCTCTGACGATCTGTGCGACCTGATACTTCTGAAACTCCGTCTGTTCCGTTGCGCCTGCCACTTCCAGAAGGACTTCCTTATAACCGTCCAGTTTGGTGGCATAGATATCTGCGCTGTTAGCGGTGTTGGAAGCATTATCAATCAATGCTCGGACACGCTCATTCCCCTGCTCAATTTCGTCAATGAACTGCTCCAACGCAGATTTTTGCGGAGTAATGGCATCGGTGATCTTGTTGATAATATCCGTTGCCGTCCTCACCGCCGTTGTCATCGGTCCGGCAACCTGATCAAAGATGGCGATTCCGAGACCCTCTGCGGCGGATCCTGCTTCGGTAATGGCGCCCTGAAGGTTGTTGTTCATGGTGTCGGCCATTGCCTGAGCGGACCCGGCGGAGTTGTTCAGTTCGTCCCGATATCCTTTAACCTTATCCACGCCCTCATTTAGGATCTGATTCAGACCGGACAGAGCCGTGCGGTTAAATACTCCGGCAAGGGCGGCGGACTTCTGAGCCGTGCCCATTCCATCCGTGGCGGCTTCCACATCCGCCAAAATATCGGTCAGATCGCGGAAATTACCCTCGGAATCCTGTACGGCAACAGCGGTGTCGCCGATCTGGATTGCGCCGTCTTCCATCTTCTGGGTGATCTGGGACATGATCGCATTAAGGGCGGTTCCGGCCTCAGAACCTTTCGTGCCCTGATTTGCCATGGCCTCCAACATAGCCGTTACGGTATCGATAGACTGTCCGGCAGTGTTAAGGCCGGCCGCACAGTTTCCGTAAGCCTCGCCAAGCTGTTCTGCGGTGGTGTTGGAATGTGCCTGCGCATAGGCCAGCATATCGGCCATTTTGGACGCCTCAGAGGCTTCCATGTTAAAGGCTGACAGATAGTCCGTCACCATGTCGGAGGCGGATGCCAGGTCCATTCCGGAGGCCGCTGCCAACTGCATAACGCCATCTACGCCGTCAAGCATTTGCTGTGTGTCCCATCCGGCAAGGGCCATGTATCCAAATGCGTCCGCTGCCTCAGATGCGCTGAATTTGGTGGTACGGCCGAGCTCCTGCGCTTTGACGGACAACTGATCCAGTACGGTCCCGGTAGCGCCGGACAGGGCAGCCACGTTGCTCATGGACGATTCAAAATTCGAGCCGACTTCCACGGCAGCCTTCGCACCGTTAACCAGAGCGTCTTTTAATGCTCCGACAGCGCTTCCGGCAAGGTCCATAGCCTTTCCGGCGGCGGCAATCTTAAATGCCTCTTCCCAGCTCCGGCCTGCTTCATCGGCAGCCTTCCCGGAGTCCTTCATCTCTTTGCCAAAGCGGTCAATGGACTTTGCGCAATGGTCAGCAGAGTTTTCCGCCTCATCCAGGTATTTGCTGTTTTTGTCGAGCGCCTGAGAGTTTTTCAGTTCCGCAGTGGTGGCATCGGAAACCTTCTTTTTCCATTTGTTCAGGCCATTTTCTGCAGCTTGCAGTTTCCGCTTGTTCTCGTCCTGCTCGGAGTTCAGTTCGTCCAGGTATTTTTCCTGCTTTTTGACTTCTGCGGAACCCTCGCCATAAGTCTTTTTCAGACGTTCGAGTTCCCGCTTTGCCTCGCTGATTTTTGTGTCCTGCTTCTCGATCGCAGACGTATACTTATCAACAGCCTTCTGGGCGTTCGCCTGCCCGTCCTTTGCGGCGGCAGTCGCCCTTCCCAACGCTTCCTGCGCGGACTTTAGCGCCTTCTCTTTTGCCTGCAAGGCTTCCAGAGAGTTCGCATTATTCGCGTATTCCTGCGTAACCTCTTTAATTTGTGCCTTCATGGCAGCGGCGGCGGTAGTGGCGTTGCTCATCGCTTCCCGGAATTCCCGTTCCCCGTCAACCGCTAAAATAATACCAATCTTTGCAGGCATACAACAGCACCTCCAGTGTATAAAAAAGCACCTGCCTGATGGCAAGTGCGTTTATAGCGAGTCCAGTAAGCCCTCATCACTCTTCTTTTTCATGCCGTGATATTCCAGATATTCATCGTACAGAAGATAAAACTTTCTGAGGGTCATAGAAAATATTTTTTCTTCGTCATAGTGCAGGAGTTCACCGCCCAGATACAACAATCTGGCAACGTTTACGCTTCCGCTCCGCTCTCTTCCTTTGGGTCATCGGAGTCCTCATCATCTTCGTCTTCTTCGTCGTCCGGATCCGGAAGAGAGATGCCAAACGCATTGACGATCTGTCGTGCAAGTCGCCGGTAGTCGCTCCATTCGATACTCCGGAAGAATTCCTCATCCTTTCCGGTCAGGGCCTGCAGGACACTCTTATAACAAGTTAGCGTTTCCTTCGACGTATTCCCGTCAATAGCGCTTGCAATTTTCTGCATGGCATCAAACAGCCCCATTCCGGTTGCTTCCTGGATCTCTTCGATGCTTCCAATGGTGAAGAGGAGTTTGAGCTCCTCTCCACCAGCTTTTACAACAGTACTCTTCGGGCGTAAATCACTCATCAGAATCCCTCCTATGTCAGTTTGTCAGATTTGCGGATCGATCAGGCGGTGATACCGACCTTTTTGTTCAGCCATGCAATGGCGTCGGTTTCGACCGTGAAGATGTGCTTTTCGTAGATCTCGCCGGTGCTCAGGGCGTAAGCAGTTCCCTCGATGGTATCCGTCTGGAATTCCACAGACTCGCCCTTGGTGGCTGCATTCTCGGTCATGGCTGCGTTCTGGACTTTGTTCAGCCAGATTACCGTAAAGGAAGTGACGTTGTTTTTGCGGCGTCTCTTATAAAAGCCCATGCCAACATACGGCGCAACGTCATCATTTTTGATAACCAGACCTTCCGGCTGGGCATTCTCACCAGTGCCGGCAGCGGTGTAGGTGTGACCGAGCAGCTTGCCCTGGTTCTCCAAGGATACGTCATCAACGTTCAAGCTGGTGCCGAGGTTCTGGATAGATCTGTCAGTCTCGGCCTCTCCGTCATCCGCATACAGGATCACGCTGTTTGCGGTAGGGGTGCCGGTAAAGTTAATCGCTTTCGCCACGACAAAACCTTTGTCATAGGTTTCGTCATCCTTCAGGAGAGCGGCTACAACATACTTCATTCCGATATGTGCCATAATTATTCCTCCAATTCTTCATCGTTCTCGACCTGTGTTTCGAAAACAATGTGTCTTGTCTTTCCGTCCGGCTCTTCGATGGTCGTGACCTCAGGCCACGTAAATTCTGCATCAAGTAGCAGCTGACGGATCTTTTTTCGAGTTTCTGTATAGGACTTATTCCGGGGCAGGAACCAGTGAATCATCAGCTCTGCGACTTCGTTCGTGGGTCTTCCGTCCGCTATCACTGCGGCTCGGTCCCTGACCAGAGTCCAGGTAATATATTCATCCAGTCCACCGCCGAAAAAGTCCTCTTTGACCGGGATATTGAGCGATTGTAAAGCCGTCTTAACCTTCTGGTGGATCGTCATAAGCTCCCCACCTCCTGCTCAATGATGCCCTCGATGATGCTCATGCACGCACCCTCCGCAGCGGCCACAGCGGCCGATCTGACGGGTCTGGGCGGCTGGTGGTGGGATTTTACGCCGTACTCCAGATAAGCCAGCTTCTCGGCGTTTCTGACGCCTTTGCTGTCCGTCCCGGTGGGGCGTACTGCGGAAAACACACCGAGTTCATTCTGCCTTGCAGATGTCGCCTCGATGGATGCCGCAAGAGCACCAGTCCCGCCTTTGGTGGCTGCGTTGATTGCACCCTTTAGCGAGGACACAAGCACCGGGGATGCGGCGTCTACGGCCTTAATCGCCATCTTTTCCGGCTCACTGAGTTTCCGGAGGATCTTCTCCAACTCGTCAAATCCGGTAATCGAGCAACTAGCCATAGTTCACCGCCTTCCCTCTTTCGCGCTTGATGCTAGTCAGCACCACATTCATCTTGTGATCGCCAACAAACGAGCGTTTGACGTCATAGACGTCCCCGGTCTTCACGTCCTTAAAATAGCTCTGTCCACCATAAGACCCCTTGTGGATCTCAACGTTGACTTCTGCCGTAAAACCGAGCTGTTGAGCCATGATCATATCGTCCCGTGTCAGGTCCTTAAAGTTCGCCCGGATCGGGTTTCCCCAGGATTCCGTCACGGTTTCGATTCCGTCTTCATTCTCTTCGGTCACGGTGCCGGAGGAGAAACATATTGCACTTGTCCACATTATGTTCCACCCTCCTCCTGACAGAGCCGGAAGACCATGCTCTGATACATCTGGTTGTAGCGGGTCACGCTTGTACGGTCATCGCCATACGTTGCACGGATAAATGCGGTGACGGCCATCTTGACACGGTCGTCAACGGCAACTCTGCCCGTCTCCGGGTCTTCGCTTTCCCCCAGGAGAGTTCCCGGCACGCCAGCTGCCTGCATATCCACAATGGCAGCAGCAATCAGGCTGGTCAGTTCCGCATCATACACGGTAACTGCCGAATCAATCCCGAGTCTGCCTTTGATGTCGTCAAGCATGGTTATCCCGGCAGGAGTGTCCCCATTGGTCAGCAAATAGCCGATTTTCTGATTGTCTGCCATGCTCATCCCTCCTGTTGCGCGAGGATCTCCGCGATTATATCCGCTTTCCGGGTCTTCGTGATGGTATAGCCCTTTTCCGCAGCGACAGCCTTAAGCTGGGCTATGGTTAACGCCTGAAGCTCGGACTCTGACAAGGAATTATCCCCGTCAGTGTCCGCATCCTCAAAGGTCACGCTGTCGCTTATCATTCCCCCGGGGTGATATAACCGTTAACCCACGCGTCCTTGTCTACGGGCTTGTAGTCAGCACGAACTTCGGCACGGTACAGAGTGCCACGCTGTTCAAATGCGTTGTATCCGGTCACGGATGCCACGTTGGAGGACAGGATGGTTGTCTGCTCACGATCAAAGATGCGCACAGCTTCCTTCAGATCGCCAATGATAAACGGGATCTGAGCGATTGCACCGGTGCCGGTGGTGGCAAGTACGGTATTAGGCACAACGTCGATCGGAACGACAGTCGCACCAACACGCAGTTGAAGAGCGTTCGGCTCAGTGGGGTTCGGGTTCAGCAGAGGGCGCTTGTTGGCGTCTTCCAGAGTATCCAGATAATTGAGACCGTCATCATTGGTCACGATGCGGACTGCCGGTCTGTAGGCCTGTCCCAGATCAACGTTGATCGCCTTTTTGATTCCGGCCAGTCCGGTCAGATCAACGGCGGTCTTTCCGTCAGTGTTCTGCAGGATGTCCAGGATTTCGGTGTTATCCGTCATCAGGGAATTGCGACCGATCCAGGTGACAATCTCGTTGGTGATGTTGGCATCGGAGTCCGCCAGCAGATCATTGGTAACAGGCATGTATCCGGCGTAATCCTCGATGGTATAATCAATACGGGTGTACTTAGGACCGGCGACTTCCTGAATCTTGCCGTTCTCCAGAACCTTCTTGAATCCGGGTGCCTGGGCTTTGGTCTGGTAGGTGCGGGCGCCTTTGTTGGTTTTTACGGACTCAACAGTTACCAGCTGACGCAGAGAGAAATTAGCCTCTTTGTAGTGGTTGATCCGGGTCTGGATGTCCTCCGGCACAGTATAGCCGCCATCAGCAGCCACACCTTCGGACATGATGTTTTTGAAACCACGGCGAGCGGCGTTTGCGAAGTCGTGCACCGGATCCGCTTCGGGCTTCTTCTCTGGATTGGGAACCGGGACACGGTCCACAGGAGCGGTCTCCATCATGTCTTTCAGCAGATCGAACTTCCGCTGAAGGTTTACAAGTTCCTTTTTGGCCTCTTCGGCCTCATCGAGTTTGTCCTCATTTACAAGATTTTTCACGAGGACTTTCTGAGTGTTGATGCTGTCCAGCAGCTCAAGCAGTTCTTTAGGCATTTTGTACCTCCTTGCCTCTTAAACTCCGAACAGATCAAGGTCACTGACGATATCCGCCGCCCTCGTTCTGTCCTTGATTTCCTGTTCCTGTTTGGCCTTTCCGGCCTTGGCCTGTTCGATCATCTCCGGAGTGATCGACATGCCAAACAGGGAGTTACTATATCTACCAGGCAATCCCGAAGAGTCGCCTATGATAGCGTCACAGATGCCCATCTCGACGGCCTGATTCGCCGTCAGCCAGGTTTCTTTTTCCATCATGCGGAGGATTTCCTTTTCGGACTTTCCGCTCTTTGCGACAAATGCCGCTGCAATGGACGCGTCCAGGGATCTCAGCATTTCAGATGCTTTTTCCATCTCGTTGTGGTCACCGCACACACCGCCACAGGAGACGTTATGTACCATGATCGTTCCGACCTGCGAGATTTCAACGCGTTTGCATCCCATCGCCAGGAATCCGGCCGCAGAAGCAGCCATACCCATGATTTTTGCGGTACTGGGGACGGTCTGCAACAGGGAGTAAATCTCCTGACCGCTTGCCACATCACCGCCCGGGGAATTGATCCTGACTTCCAGCTCTTCGCCGTCGGCCAGGCCGTTGATGGCGTCTTTGATCTTATTGACACAGGTGTACTCGATCCCAAACCAGTCGTATATCCACGCATAGTCATTCGGGATGATCTCGCCTGTAATTTCTACCATCGCCATTACTGCTCACCTTCTTTCCTATACTGGTTTCCCACCTGTGTGATCGGGATGTAATTTCCATTCACAATCAGCTGATCCCCGCCCTCCTTCGTTGGAAGGTTCATAAAGCCTCTCGCCTCGTTCGGGGTGTAAATGCCATTGTTGACAGCCTTTGCCATGAGTTCCATCTGGGCCACGGAGTCCGTACGGAGCATGGCCTTTTCGTTAAATTTGTAGGTATACCCGGCATCAACTTCCTTCTGCGTCAGGCAGATGTAATTGATTTCTTCCTCGTAGGTCTTTATCCGGTACAACATCGTGTCAATCAGGAATGACAGCTGCTGTGATTCAGAATTGGAATACGAGGATTCGTGGTAGTCGTTTAGCTGTGTCGGCTTGATTCCAAACGCTGCGGCAATCTGCTGTGAAGAGTACTTCTTCAGTTCCATATACTGGTTATTCGCGAGGTTGCCCTGCTCCAGTGGCGTCAGCGTCAGGCTCTTCGGAACGGGGATGATCTTCCCGGCATTCTTCGCCCCTGACAGCTGGTCCGCAAACTTAACCTTCAGCTTCTCTCTCCGGGTCTCATCCAGATCCCCGGTGTACTGCATGGCATAACGGGCAGTGACGCCGTTCTTGTACATGTTCGCCAGGAATTCCTGGGAATTCAGTGTTCCGTCAATCATGCCCTTGAGGATGTCTCCCACGGGCACACCCATTATCCCGTCGAGGGAATACCAGGTCTTTACATGGATGATTTCATGCCGGCGGAACACGTACTGCTTTCCGGATCTGTTATCGGAGTAGGTATAGTACAGCTCCCCGGAGTCGCCGAAAATTCCCGCGTCATCCATGGTGACCTGCACCTGGTTGGATGGCAGCAGCCATATATCTTCCGGCTCATACCCGGATGTAAAGCGCCCCTCGTTCGTCCATCTGCCCCGGATCCACGCATAACCATTACCGCAGTGCTGTGCGTTCATCTCCAACGCCGTCCAGAAGGCTGTCGGGGATGTAAACCGGTTCGGCCTGCGGGTCAGGATGTTGCTCATCTTCGTGGGCTCCGCATGGACGTATCCGTCGCCCTCCTGCCGGAGGTACTTCAACGGGAGCTTGCCCATGGTTTCCGACAGAAGCTTCAGACAAGTAAAATAGGTCGCCTCGTTGACGTTCCTCTGCATGTGCCTGTCGATTCCAAGCCACTGCAGGAGTGTTTCATCTGTCCAGCCGTCAATAATTTCTTCGTCCTGCGCTTCGTTTTTCAGAATGTTAGCGTATTTTGCAATCTGTCCCATTGTTCTCACCTCCTTAGGAATTCAAAAATTCGTCAATTTCTTCCAGGAATGAATCACCGAATTCGTGGTACATCGCCAGTTTGAATGCACATAACACGGCGTCCACCGGGTCGATTCGCTTGGAAGTAGCGTCTTTATCGATCTTTATCAGCCCCTGATTCTGCCGGACTACGGCGTTGCTCATAGCAAAATTGAGAACCGGGTTATAAGGGGCGAGGATGTTTCCGGCATAAACCTGCTCCCGGAAACCCTGTGTGGATTCGTTGAGGCTCTTGTGGCTCTGGTACACCTCTTCCACGTCATAGCCTTCGTTGGAGAGGTCCATCATGATTTTTGAGGCGTTCGCGGGGTCGAAACACAGGCATTGCACATCCAGTTTGTACGTGCTGCAGAGTCGCTCCACGTAGTCCATGACAGCATTCTGGTCTACAATTTGTGTGTCCGTGATCGTGATAAAGCCCTGCATCTCCCATGCGTCAAACGGCGCCCGGTCCTTCATGACGTGCTCCATAAGTTTTTCACGGGACGGAATAAAGGAATGGGAGAAAACAAAATAGCGGATAATTTCCTTTTCAAATGCGTCAAACTCGCTTGTCCGGATCGGAACCACAACGGAGATAGACGTAAGGTCGATTTTGGCCGACATATCAAACCCGATATAAGCCGGCATCCCTTTCAGGTCTTCCAACGTAAGGTCGGTTTGACAGGCCTTCCACTTCGCCATGTCCATATAGCCGTTTTCCCTGGCCTGCACCCACACATTGAGCGCCTTTGTCAAAAAGCCTGGCATCTTTTCCGGCATGGACTTTGCAACGATATAGTCACCACGGATCTTCTCGATGCCTTCCCGGTACGTCATCCGGATGGGATTGGCTTTGATCCATTTACTCTCGTCTCCGACGTCTTCCAGGTTGGCATAGTCTTCGGGATCCAATTCGCAGATATCTATCAGGTACTCGTCATTCTCCGCATCCGTGTCCGGGTTGAGCACGTCAGAGCAATACTTGTACTCCTGCACGTAACAGGGGTACGTCAGATCACGTCCGGCGGTGGTGATGATCATCAGCAGGGGCTCTTTAGTGTTGGATCCAATGCCCAGATCGTAAAACTCTGTGGTCGGGTGCTGATGAAATTCGTCCAAAATAAGTAACGCCGGGTTCGTGCCGTCTCCGGTCTTTCCGTCTTCCTTCGACAGAGGCCGGATGAAACTTCCGGTTTTCAGGTGGACGATTTCGGTCTTATTAACCTTGAACCGGGTCCGCAGCGGGGATCCCCGCAACATCAGGCCGGCCTCGTTAAACACGATTTTGGACTGGTCTCTTTTCGTGCCGGCTGTATACGTCTCTGCGACCTCACCATTTTCCGTAGCAGTTACGGAAATCTCGAAAAGCGCCACCCCTGCTCCTTCCTGGGATTTCGCATTCTTCCGGCCTACCTCGGTAAATGATTTCCGGAAGCGTCGCCGGCCATCCTCTTTCCGTCTCCATCCATACAACTGACAGAGCCGGAAGCGCTGCCAGAGTGTCAGATCTATCGGTTTTCCGGCAAGCACACCTTTGGAATGACGGAGCATCGCAAACCACTGGATAATCTGGTCAGCCTTGTCGTCGTCCCAATAGTACGGAAATTCCGAACAGTTCAATAATTTGTCGACGTCCCGCAGGAGCCTTTCACATGCCCACCGGTGCTTCTTACAGTTCGTTTCCGGATGCGCTATGCAGTCTTTCGCATAATCAACAATTTCTTCCAGGTGATTCATGCTCATCAAATCACCCCGAATCTGTTGTCAATAGACGCCTGCTCTTTTTCAACTTTCGCCGCTGCTGTCTTCAACCGGCTGTTGAGATCCAGGCCGAGGCGGGAGCCGAAGCGATAGATAATATCCGTCGACTGCTTTATCAGCCTCAGAGCAATAATCATTTCTTCCGGATCACTGCCGGCACGCCGCTGTACTTCCAGGGCTTTTACGTAATCACTCCAGGCATTGCAGTAGACAACCAGATTGTCAAAATCAGTGTTATCCAGCGTTTTATTCGCTGTCTTAACCTCAACGACATATTTCCATTTTTTTACTGCAACCAGGTCATTCAACAGGTCTCTTGGAACTCGTTTCATCTTCGAGGCGTCGCCTTCCGCAAGTTCAGTTTCACGGCGTTTCTTTTCCCGCTCAACCTTGGTCAAATGGCTCTTTTGTTCTGCTTCCACAAGTCGTATTCTTCCCACGGCGGCACCTCCTTTCGAAAAATCGGAAATTTGCACACGGAAGCG